GAGGAGAACCTTGACGGAACTCGCCCTACTTTGGTTTGTATCCTGGCAGCTTACTAAGATCGTAGAGAAGTTCCTCAAACTTCTCAAACGAATCAAAAGACATAGACTTATCAGTCTTGTTATCAAAAATGGATTTAAATAAGGTTAGTTCGTACACGTTCTGAGATGTTTCAAAGCATTAATAATTCTATTTGGATACTTACCAATATAACATCCCGCAGTCAAATCGTCAAGACTAATCAGATGTTTATGAAAATGGTGAATATTTTTCCACTCGACGATCATTCTTCGAGCAATGCTATCATAATAAAAATCCGTGAAGATTGGATCACTTTCTTCGTAATACGCATAAGAAGCCATGAGATACCAAGGTATCATCGTGTTCTTATTTTCTTCGATGTATTTTTCGGCTGTTCCTTCGTAGTTCAAATTACTACATGAAAAAAAACCTCTTGAATTTTGTCAAGAGGTTTGTTGGTTTCTCTAACGTCTTCCCCGATAGGGATCTCCTCGATAGTCGTCGTACCCATAATTGTTGGGACTGATGTAATTCTGACAACCTCTACTGTGTGGCACCCAAACCCGTCTTTTGGTGTGAGTGTAATGGCCTGGATACCAAGTCCGGACTCGTCTTCCAGAACTATCATACTGGATGTGCCAACGACCCCTGACCCAAGTCTTTACCCGAACATAGTCGCTGTGACCACTACATCCACATACGTCGTATCTGTGACTCGAACCGTGATGGATGTTCGGCCCACGATGGTTATAATGGTTGTCGTTATCGAATATCTCTCCAATGATCAATCCTCCGATGAGTCCTCCAATTAAGGCTCGACCTTCGCGATCAGCCCTTGCGTTAGTAGATGTTATCGATCCAACCAAAGCAGAGATTATCATGATAATGAGTAAGTTTTTCATTCTTTTGTTATTTATGTTTTTCATTATGGTTATAACTATAAACTAATAATTGGAAAGGTCAACACTAAACATGGTAAAAAAACATTTTAACTATTGTACGACAACACCTTCGTTGATCAATCGTATACGATTTGCCAAGTGTGCTTCTTGCACATCTTCTTTGGATTGTCCCATATAGTGAACCGCCTGGCCTTCTTCAATCATGATTTCAGTTGCCATACGATCTCCAACTTCGAAGTCACCAAGGATACGACCAAACTTACCCTTCTTATCTTCTCCGCTTCTTGAGATCTGTGTATGAAGAGTACCAGTCTTTCCCAGAAGTTCTTTGAGGCGCTTTTTTGCGGCAAGTCCAAACTTCTTTTCTACCTTGTCTCGGGTACGACTCTCTGGAGTATCAATACCCATAATCCGTACTCGCTCTTTTTTGAGCCATACTCCAAATCCAAGATCGATATCCACATCAACTGTGTCACCATCGACCACTCTTAAAACTTTTACTCTATAATCGTACATTATTCATCTCCGTTATCACCGATTACTTCAACTGGACAACCCTCAAGGGCCCCCATACAAAGATCGATGTCTTCTTGTGTTGTTGGTTGAGTATGAACATAGGAATACGCCTCGTCTTCATTTCGTGTGAAGAAATCGGGAGCAGTCTCCCGACAAAGATCGCAGTCAATACATCCATCGTCTACGTAAAATTTACCATCTACATTGAAATCTAACTTGTCTTCTATGTTTGCCATATTACTCTACGTTAAATCTTTTTAAGAATGTATTTATATTTTCTCGAATGTCTAGTAAATGATCCACAACTTTTTCCTCATTTACAATCGGGTTGATGTAATGTGGCAAAGAATATCCAATACTTTGTTTGAGTAAATCAACCTGTTCTCTTAACAAGGTGACTCGATATTTGTAATAATCCAATTCGGATTTTGATATTTTATCCATGAGAATAGACTATACTATTTTTACATTCTTGTCAACATTAAACAAAGAAATCTTCGAGAGAAACAACTGGCTCGGAATTCCAATCAATCGCATTCAGAATCATTTCAAGAGGATCCAGAAAGGTTTTTTGAAACTGTTTCTTGTAGTCAATGTATTTGTTGAGGCCAAGTTCAGAAGGCAAAGTTTCCGGAAAGGAAATCACATTCTCCTGAATAGAGTTTGGAATAAGAAGATAAAGAAACTTGATCTTGTCGCCATTCCGAACCAACTCATATTTCTTCTCCAGGCCATGCCGTTTAAGATAGTGATTGTAGAGAAGAGACCCGCGAACATGAATCGGAGTTCCCTTACGATAGACCTTTTCCGCATCACGATATCCTGTGACATTGCTCACTCCTCTTGGAAAGGAAACGGCCTCGGGCGGAAGAGTCGTGAAGTGTTGACGAAACATCTCAATAGCATCCTGAGTTTTCTTCTCGTCACCTGTCATAATGATCTTGAACATCTCATTCATCGCATCACGACAAACCTGTGGCGTAGAAGACTTGACAGCCTCGATGCCCATCATCTTGATCTTTGGTTTCGCATACTGGACACCCTCGTTGTTGTGGACATTCAAAATGTATCTCTTCTTCGCAGTCCAGATTCCACGATCCGCAATCGCTTCTCGTTTCATGACCATACGATTTGAGTAGGCATTTGTAATTTCGGCAAAACGACCATAGGACTTTTCAAGCAAAGGTTCGATAGCTTCCGATCCAAACTTGTCAAGAAACTCAATTGGATTATCGGGTTTCACCTTCTCGATCAGATCATTGACATTGATGTAAAGCGAATCAGTATCAATCGCAACCACCCGATCCTTCTCATCACCCAGAACTTTGGATAGGTAATCATTGACTGTCTTCTCACCCCAACGAATAACTGCCTGACCGGAAAGAGTGACCGCCGACGCGACCTGAATGTCAAAGTAACGAAAGTATTGATTCCCCAAGGCACCGTATAGTGAGTTGAGAAGAATCTTGATCGCAACCTGAAGAGTCTCCAGACGAGCGACATTTGATTGTGTTCGAAAATACTCCGAAGAACTTACGTTGGAAAGAGTCTCAAGTTTTGTCTTCTCCTCCAACATCTCCTTCTTGATCTTCACACGACGAGCATAGAGTTCCTCGACGATCTCGGGAATGATTCCCTTCTTGTCACGACGAAATGTAGCACCATTACACGCAACCGCAAGATTGTCGTTTGGAACATTGACCTTCTCTTCAGAAAGAATCTTGTCAGGATTAGTATCGGGAACACAAGAATGTCGAACCAAAGTCTCTGGCGACATATTGTATTGAATAATCAGATTGGGATAGAGAGAGTTCAAGTCAAACGACATCACCCAATCGTGCATCCCAACTTGAGGCTCCTTGACGAAACCGCCCGGAAACTTACTCGACTTGGTATTGTTGTTGGATGGCATGATCGCCACTTTACTTCGGGCCAGACGACGAAAGATAATCGAATCCCAGATCGCAGTTGTTCCCAGAGTATCCTGATAGTTGACTCCGCCAAGATACGCCATAGTCAGAACCAAAGTAATCAAACCCAACTTCTCTTCCATTCTCTCAATCAACTCAACATCCTTGATATTGTAGTCAACGAACATTTGGTAATCCGCATCGTAAAGATCTCGAAGAGAACCGACTTCGGAATAGTCCAACTTCTTCTCACCCAGAACGACATTCGCAATGTGATTCAAGGAATAGGATTCTTGATTCCCGTAAGTATTCAGCGTGAACTTCTTGAAGAGATCCATGTAATCCAAGTGTTGAATTCCTTTGATCTCAAAGATAGTGTGATCTCTTCCCTGAATGACGATCTCTCTTTGATCGATCTTCTTCCAAGGAGAAAGTAGATTTGTTTTGGTATCTCCCAAAAGAAAACGCATTCGGGCAACCATGTAAGGAATATCAAAGAGGCGAGTATTCCAACCTGTGATGATGTCCGGAGTGTTCTCGGGATTGGCCCAGAACTGAATGAACGCATCCAACATAGAAGCCTCGTCGGAAGTTCGCACCTTTGAGAAAACCTACAATAGTGTAGATGACTTTCAACTTTATGGAAACACTCGCCACGTTCCGGCATTTATTCAGTCGGTCTTTCCGAATGAGATTCGATACAGTCGTAAGATGGTTGACACGGCTTCTCTTGATATTGAGACATCGTATGGTGATGGTTTTCCGGATGTTCACAATCCCACAAATCAGATCCTCACGATTGCCTACAAAAGTTCAAAGGACAAAACCTATCGAGTGTGGGGAATCAAAGGGTACGATGAGTCTAAGTCTCAACTAGATCTTGAGATCGAGTATCGCCAGTATACCGACGAGGCTTCTATGTTGGATGCGTTCATTCAGTTCTGGGCCAATCCCGAGAACACTCCGGACATCATCACAGGTTGGAATACTCGCCTCTTTGATAT